ATGGGCTACGCCCGATCACTCGCCTCGGGCAGCTGGGCTGCCTACTACCGGGAACCACTGGCCGATGCGACCGGCCGGCGGAAGTGCGCCCGGGTGCCGGACTCGCCGGATTACCCGACGAAGGCCACCGCCAAGGCGGCAGGCGACGCATACGAACTTCATCTGAGGGCGCTCGCCTCCGGGTTGGACGCCAAGGTCGCACCCCGGCGTGGGGCGGTCACGCTGGACGCCTACGCACCCGGTGCGATCGACCGGACGCCTGATCTCGCCAACAGCAGTCGCAACTCCTACCGGGGCGCTGTGCGCTGCGCCGTGCGGGAGCACTTCGGCGACGGCTTCCCGGTTGAACGGCTCACTGCCGACGCGGTCGAGCGCTACTACTCCACCATCGGGCATCTGGCTGCGAAGACGCGGCAGACCCGGATCATCGCCCTGGCGACCGTGGCTCGGCGAGCCGTCCGCGACGGCGTGCTGGCGGCTGAGCACCATCCGGCGCACTGGGGCATCACGGTGCGCGGGGACCAGCCCACCCGGCGGCGCCTGCTGACCGACGCCGAGCTGACCCGGCTGGCCGCCGCGATGCCGTCGCACCTGTGGGCCGCAGTGATCATCGGTCATGACACGGGATTGCGAGTGTCGGAACTGGCGGCCCTGTCGGTTACCGATATCGAGTATTCCCCCGACGGGCGAGCGTACTTGTGGATCACGCGAACAACGAGTCGCGATGGAACCGAACTGAGCCCGCACGTGAAAAACGGGGTGATCCGCCGGGTGCCGCTCAGTGCCCGAGCCTTGTCGGCGTGGAATCACCACGTCGCTTATTTCGTTCCCGAGGGGCAGCAAAGAATTTTCCGGAAAGGCTCGTCAGGAAAGCGTCGTCTTGCTCCGGCGGGCACGGGTTACCTTACCGGCGCAATGCAGCAGTGCCGTGATCGCGCACAGATTGAGCGCATGGCGGATTCGGGTAAACAGCCGCTTGTCGGATGGCACGATCTGCGTCGCGCCTTTGCCACGAAAATCTACCGGGCTACCCGCGACATCCGGGAACTACAGAAATTGATGGGCCATGCCACGGTGGCGATGACCATGCGGTACATCCAGGACTTCGAGCACGAGCAGGAGCACAGGGAGGCGGTCGACGCGGCCTTCGGCGGGGGCCTGTCGACGCCCCCGCTGTACCCCGCTGGGGTGGCCGGAGGCGAGTCCCCGGCCGCCTCAGCGCCCGTGAGCATGATCACGGAGCGTGCTGCTTAACCAGCGGCTATCCCATGCCGTGGAACGTATGTTCGCACGGCTGCGCTGCGCCGAACGGGTGGCGTTGCGACATAATTTCACGCGGAACGCAAATATCCGGCGAGGCGATCAAGCTTTGATCGCCTCGCCGGTTCTTTGCGCTGGTCTCGGTGCGTCAAGACGCAGTTTTCTCACTATTTGAACGCAGTTTCGTGGTGTCTTTGTGGTGTCTTTGTGGTGCCCTCGCGTGGTCGATGTTGTGTCTTCGCGTGTGCGTCATGAAGATCGCTGGTCGTTGACGTTCCCGTGGGACGAGGTTAAAGATCGAAGGCGCATACGGGGAACGAGCACAGCGCAAACACCATGCAAGGAGAAGCAAGACCACTGCGCCTCCGGGAAGGGGACCGGGACGCTGTCGTAAGGAGTACTACATGCCCAATGGGAAGGTTCATCCGGTGGACGTAAGGGCAATTGAAAACCCGACCAGTGAAATCGTATCTCCAGGTACGACTGTTTACCTATACCTGGGGCAAGAGGTTGTGACCCGAAAGGGAGCCCAGGAAATTCTCGGAGTCGGCCCCAAGGCGATGCGAGAAATGGTCTCCAAGGGGCGGATCGCACTCTTTCGCGCTGGGGTGGGCCGCCAGTGCGATCTCATCGAGGTGGCCGAACTGGAGCGCTATCGCGATCAAATGCGTGCGCGAGGCGCGCAGGAGCGCGACCGCCGGGCGCGTAACGCCGAACGGGCACAGCTCCAACGATCCGGGCGCTGTTTATCGAACTGACTATCGAGAGATCGATCGGGTTCGGCTAATCGCCAGGTCAAGGACGGTCCAAATTGTCTAGTTCAACAGGTAGCTCAGCTGAAATCGGTACGTCTGTGCCGGAATCTAGTCCGGTGCCGATCCTGGATGAGTTGATGGCCGAAGTGGACGTTGACCCGTTCATTTTGTCCGCCGACATCCAGACCGTTCTGGACGAGCCGCAGCCAGAGTTCCTCCCCGAGCTGCTGGCGACCGCCGGGTCCGGCGAGAACGAGGGGCCATGAGCGCGCACATGCTGCTGCGCTGCGACGCCCCTGACTGCACGGCCTTCTACCTCGATGACACCACCACGTGCTGGGTGCTGCGTCTGCGTGCCCGCGAGGAGGGCTGGTGCATCGACGAGCACGGCGACTTCTGCCCGAAACACGTTCCTGACGAGGTGAATCCACATGGACCAGACGCAGCAGGACAACCAGCGCACGGCCGATATGGAAAGAGCACTGTCGACCTTCCGGGACCTCGTCGTGGACCGGATCCTTGACCGGCCCACGCTGCCCACGTTGCACGGCTACCTCCAGGGCGACGGCGACCAGTCCCAGAAGATGTGGATGTTGACCGTCGGGGGTGCGCTGTCGGCCGCCGATCTCACGTACCAGATCACCGGGGTCGACTCCGAGGAGGCGTTCTTCTTCCTCGACGCCGAGCAGCTGCCTGACGAAACCGACGTCAACGAGGTCGCCGCGACCCGGCTGTGGGCGGCAGCGCTCAACGATGACCCCGCGCTCGGCAGCGACATCATCAGCGCGCACCACGCGGTCGAAGGCGATGAGGGAATCGTGGCGATCATCCAGGTGCTCATGGAGATCTGCCAGCAGCTCATGGTGGTCGCGGCGGTGACGGCATGAGCCTGACCGACCACGCCAACCGTGCGGCCGTGCTGCATCTGATGGCCGAGGCGTTCTCTTCGGCCGCCAAGCACGAGAAGACGGCGACACTGGCGGAGATGGCCAGTCGCGGGACGCTGCACCCGACCCTGCCGGACGGCACCGAGATCGCCGCCGTCACCGTCCCTCGCTCGGCGACCAAGGTGGTCGTCACCGACGAACGCGCCCTCGCGGCATGGGTCGCCGAGCGTTACCCGACCGAAGTCGAGACCGTGCCCGTGGTGCGCCCGGCGTTCCTGGAACGGCTCAAGGACGTCTCGAAGGCTGCGGGCGAGCCGTGCGCGCCGGACGGAACGCTGGACGTTCCCGGGCTTGAGGTCGTCACCGCGCCTCCCTCGGCCGCCCGGGTGACTCCGACCGAGCACGGCCGCCGGCTCGCGGAACAGGTTGTCATGCAGGCCCAGCACAACGCGGTGGGTTACCTGGCGGGTCACGAGATTGCCGGAGGGGGCTCGTGAGTGACGGACACCGGCAGCTGCCCATTCACGAGATCATCAGCCAGGTCATGTCCTCGGTGCGATCGGTCGCGAAGGCGCAGCGCAACCGGGATCAAGGGTTCGATTTCCGGGGCATTGACGATGTGGTCAACGCTGTCGGCCCGAAGTTCCGGGAGTTCGGCGTGGTGCCTGCGCCGCTGCTGGAGTCGGCCGCATACCGCGACGTGCGCACGAGCAAGGACAAGCCCGCTCGTGAATGCACGGTGCAGGTCCGCTACCGGTTCTGGGGTCCAGCAGGCGACTACGTCGACACGGTCGTTCCGGGTGAAGCACTCGACATGGGCGACAAAGGCACCGCCAAGGCCATGTCCGTGGCCTACCGGATCGCGCTGCTGCAACTGCTGACGCTGCCCACCGACGACCGTGATCCGGATGCCGAGAGCTACGAACGCGCCGAGCCAGCCGCGCAAGGCGATCAAGCCGCCCAGGTCCGGGGCGAGATCGCGGCGCTGGCGAAGGAGAAGGGCTACGGCCTGGAGACGATCGAGTCCGACTTCCGGCGCGTGATGAACGGCGCGGACATCCGCGCTGCGGACGTCGCGGAGCTTGCCGAGTACAAGCAACGGCTTCTGGACTACAAGGCGTCCGAGGAGCGGGCATGACCGACGCGCCGCTGAACCCGGTGCAGATCGAGAACAACATCAGGACCTGTTCCGAACGCATCCACGAGGGCGTCACGGTCTGCACCGAGCGAGAACGGGCCTCCCGCAAGGCCCGCCGCGACTACGAGGCCGCCTACTCCCAGGCGTATCTCGACGCTGTCGGCCCGGCTCACGAGAAGAAGCACCGCGCCGAGCTGGCAACCCGCACGCAGCGTGCGGAAGCCGAGGAGGCCGAGGTCCTGTTCAAGTACGCCGAGCGCACCGCCAAAGCAGTGGAGGCGGAATTGCGGGCCTGGCAATCGGTCGGCGCATCGGTCCGGCTGATGTACGGCGTCGAAACGGGGGTGGGGAGATGAGCCAGCGCACCGCCCGTGATCTGGTCGCGGCCCGTTCCGGATGGATCTGCGAGGTCTGCGGGTCGGCCACCGCCACCAACTTCCACCACCGCAAGAACGCCTCGCAGGGCGGCTTGTGGTTGCCGTCCAACGGCCTGCACTTGTGCGGGTCGGGCACGACCGGGTGCCACGGCCGCATCACTCAGAACCCCGCCGATGCCTACCGGCTGGGCTGGTCCGTGCCGTCCTGGCAGGACCCTCGGGCGGTCACCGTGTTCGTGTTCAGCCACGGCATGGTCCTGCTCGATGACGCGGGCCGGTACCTGCACACCGATCAGGAGGTCCCATGCCGCGCATCGTGAACGGCCGCAGAGTCATCACCGACGAACCCACCCTCGCGCCCATCGCGGCGCGAAATGGCAGCCCGGTCTACTGGCAGCAGATCCGGACGCTGGTCCTCGACGGCGGCGAGGTGACCTATGGGTGTGCGCACTGCGACTACACCAACCCGAACCCGGCCAGCGTCCGTCCGCACCTGAACCGGCACCGCAAGGACAAGAAGACGAAGGCCGCCAACGGAAACGACAGCGTGGCCCAGGTGCTCGCGCAGCTAGCCAAGCTCGATGAGATCGCCAAGGACCGCGACCGCTGGAAACAGCGCGCACAGAAGGCCGAACGCGACTTGCGAGCGATCCGCCGTGCGATCGGGGGCGGTGGCGATGCCTGAGTCAGGAGAGCAGCTGCGGCTGGCCGGCACTGAATCCGTGCTCGCGGCCGAGGTCGCGGTCCACCGAAACACCTTCCGGGAACACGCCGAAGCCACCCTGGCCGAGATGATCCGGGAGCGCTGCGAGTTCACCGCGGATGCGCTCCGCGAGCGAGTGCCACCCGACGTGCAGCCGCACCATCCGAACGTCCTTCCCGCGATCATCCAGGCCGCCGCACGCCGGGGCGAGATCGTGCCCGTCCGGTGGGAACCGTCGTCACGCCCCTCCCGGCACGCCTCGGTCAACCGCGTCTGGATCGCCGCCGAGGAACAGCCGTGACCGACGACCACGCGAGGGTTCTGCCCATCAACGCCCCTGCGCGAGCGGAACTGTTGCGGCGCAATCAGCTCGCGCTCTCCGTGCTCGCGCACCGTCCCTACACCCGCGCCACCGCCGAACTCCTCGGGCGCGTGCTGCGGTGAACCGATCGAAGACCTGGAGGTGAACCGGTGAGTGGAGATGCCCTGGTGGCGGCACTGCGGAGCCGGGTAGGCCCGGCAGACAAGCGGCTGGTGCTGCTCTGCCTTGCCGACTGCGCGGGAATCCACAACGAGGTGGTGATCAACTACGTCACGCTCCGACGCTGGACGGCGCTGCCGGATGACGCCATCGAGGACGCCGTGCGTGAACTCGTTGTCGACGGGGTGCTGGTGCCGACCAACGAACAGATCGGCCGGAAGCCCCTGTACGTCCTGAATTTGGGCGGTGGGCAGCAATGAGTGTCGAGCTGTTGAACGTGGTCCTGCACTCGGACCTGGCCCCGCTGTCCAAGCGCATGGTCGCCACAGCACTGGCCAGCATCGCGCCGCCGGAGACGCTGACCGTGTACCCGTCGGTGGCCCACATCGCCGACCTGGCCGGCGTGGGCCACTCCACGGTGCGCAAGTACCTCGGCGAGCTGGAGCGGGACGGTGTGATCACCCGCACCCCGCGCTCCAACTCCTCGAACGTCTACCGGTTCCACCCGGAACGCTTCCGCCCTACGACGAGAACGGCCACCCGCAGGGAGATCCCGCCGGAACCTGAGCAGGCACCGGAACCGTCCACCGAGGACACCGCACCCCGCCAGGAGCCGGAGGAGCAACCGCCTTCTACCCCTCCACCGCATGGACCCCACCCCTCCAGCTCGTGGACCCCACCCCTCCACGGCATGGAGGTCACCCCTCCACACGGTGGAGGTCACCCCTCCACGTCGTGGACCCAGAAGGGTAATAGAAGGGGAATTGAAGGGTTATTGGATGGAGGCGCGTCCGCGCCCGCCCCGAAGCCCCCGAGACGCAAACCCCGCTCCCGGCTGCCGCACGAGTGGCGCCCCAACGACACCCACCGGGCCTACGCCGACGAACACCGGCTCGACCTCGACCGGGAAGCGTTTCGGTTCCGGCATCACGCCGAAGCCACTGGACGGCTGATGGCCAACTGGAATGCCGCGTTCACGACCTGGTTGGACAAGGCCCGGGACCTGCGTCCCGCCGGCGGCCCGAAGACCGAGGACTGGCGGAGGTACTGCGAACAATGACCACGATCTCCGACGTCGCCGCCGAAGAAGCACTGCTCGGCGCGGTGCTGTGGAACGCCGACGCGGCGGGTCCGGCGCTGCGGTCCGTGCCGCCAGATGCGTGGTGGCGGCCGATCAACCAGACGCTGGCCACGGTGCTGACCGGCATGCTGGTGCGCGGCGAGCCGATCGACCCGACCACGGTGCTGTCGCAGGTTATGGCCGACGGCTTGCTGACCCAGGTCGACGGCGCGTACCTGGCCCGGCTCTACACCGGGTTCACCGTCGTCAACCACGCGCCGACCTACGCCGCGAGGATCACCGAGCTGGGCGCTCAGCGAAACCTCGTGATGACCATGCAGCGCAACATCGCGATGCTGGACGGCGAGTTCGTCGAAGACGACCGGATCGACACCCACTCCGCGGTGTCCCGGCTGCGCACCGCCTGCGACGAAGCCGAACGCAGCGCCCAGGCCACCACCTACGAGCCGACCTCGCTGGACGAACTGCTCGCGGGCGAGGACCAGTATCGATGGCTGGTGCCCGGCCTGCTGGAACGCGGCGACCGGATGGTGCTCACCGGAGCGGAAGGCAGCGGCAAGTCCGTGCTGGTCTCGCAGGTCGCGGCCACGCTCTGCGGCGGTCTGCACCCGTTCACCGGCACCATGCTCGGCGACGGCAGCCAGCAGATCCGCGTCCTGGTGGTCGACACCGAGAACAGCGAAGCCCAAACCCGCCGCCGCTACCGGCGCCTGGTCCGCAGCGTCGATGGCCTGCGGTTCCACGCCGACATGCCACCCGTGGACTGGGCGCACCAGTTCTTCGTGGAGATCCGCCCGCAGGGCCTCGACCTCACCCGGGGCGCGGACGTGGCCTGGCTGGAACGGGCGATGCAGGCGACCGCGCCGGACCTGCTCGTCATCGGCCCGCTGTACCGGCTGCACCACGGCGACCCCAACGACGAGCGCCTGGCCCGCGAGCTGGTGCACGTCCTGGATTCCGTGCGGGTACGGCACAACTGCGCACTGATCACCGAAGCCCACGCCGGTCATGCAACCGACTCCGCTGGTGACCGGCGGATGCGGCCCTCCGGCTCGTCGCTGTGGCTGCGCTGGCCCGAGTACGGCTATGGACTGCGCCGAGCCAAGGACCAAGGCGACCTCGGCACGGGCGAACTGGCCCGCCGCAACCGAGAGCGGCCCGTGCTGGTCGACGTCGTGGCCTGGCGCGGCTCCCGCGAAGAACGCAACTGGCCGACCTCGTTGCAGCACGGGCAAACGCTGCCGTGGACGCCAGCGGATCCCGACTACTACCTCTACGCCGACCGGATGAAGGAGTTCTGACATGGCAGGAGAAACCATCATCACCGTGGTCGGCAACCTCACCGCCGACGCGGAGCTGCGCTTCACCCCCTCCGGCGCCGCCGTAACGAACTTCACCGTAGCCTGCACACCCCGCACCTACGACCGCCAAACCGGCGAGTGGAAAGACGGCGAGGCCCTGTTCCTGCGCTGCAACATCTGGCGGCAACCAGCAGAGAACGCGGCCGAATCGCTGACACGCGGCATGCGGGTGATCGTGCAGGGCAGGCTGCGCCAGCGCTCCTTCGAGACCAAGGACGGCGAGAAGCGCACCGTCGTCGAGCTGGAAGTGGACGAGGTCGGCCCGTCTCTGCGCTACGCCACCGCCACGGTGAACAAGCCCGACCGCCACGGCGCGAAGGCGAGCCCTCCGCCGACCGACCCGTGGGGAGCCGCGCCCGCCGGCCCGCACAGCGGGTTCGCTAACGAGCCGCCGTTCTGAAGGAGAGCCCAGATGAAGATCCGCCTCACCGGAACCCGCAGCGAAAACCAGATCACCACGGCCGCGCTCGCCGAGCTGCTGCCCACGATCACCGCGCCGGTCCAGTACCGCATCCGCGAGATCTCCGACTTCTACCCGAATCGCAGCAACTCCGAGCTCGGCCGCGTCTACGTCGACCTCGACATCGCCGGTTCCGTCCCGGACGGCCCGCTCAGTATCGAACGCCGTTGACCGGCCGAAGGAGTACGCCGTGAGCACGTCGACCCGCAGTCGCTCCGAGATCGGACGGGCCAACAACCGCAAAGGCAAGAACTACGAACGGCACGCGGCGCGCTACCTGCGCGGGCACGGCTGGCCGGACGCCGAACGCAAGCCCGACCCCGGCTGGCGCAGCGCCGACCGGGTCTCTCCGGACCTCGGGGACATCCGGGGCACCGATCGGCTTGTGTGGCAGGTCAAAGCTCGTGCTGATCTGTCCAGTCTGGACATCACCCGGATTCTTGCCGAGACCACCCAGCAGGCCATCGCAGCGGGAGCTGACTACGGCATCCTCATCCAACGCCGTGCGGGCAAGGCCGATCCTGGTAGGTGGTGGGCCTGGCTCCCTGTCGGCGACCTCGCCGCCCTGGTCGCTGCCGGGCAGCACGACTGGCCGGCGGTGCTCGACACCAGGCTGCACGTTCCCGCCCGCGTTGAGCTCGCCGACCTGGTGCCGCTGCTGCACGCCGCTGGTTACGGGACACCGCCGGAGGTGGCCGCATGACGACCTGGGCTCGCCTGGTCGCCTTCACGGCATCGACCGCCGCGTTCGCGCTCGTCACTGCGCTGTGGGTGATCTACCGATGACCACCTGCGTCACCGGCTGCGGCCGACCGACCAACGACATGCTCTGCCAGAGCTGCCTCGGCGAACTGCTCGCCGCGCTCCGCTGATCTCCGACGGCAACGGCGGGCGCGGGCTGATCGCCGAACTCGGCATCACCCTGTCTCGCCAGCACGTGATGGCCTCCGGCTCGGGCGTGGTCGCACACTCGGCGAGCACACCGGTGCCGTTCCACGAAGCCGCCAGCGAGGTCGGCTGGGTAATGGCCAACACCGTCTCGACCTGGGCGCGGGAGGTCCACGAGCGCAACCCGCACCTGCTGCCTCCCGCAGGGTCCACCGCGGCTGCGGTCGCGTGGCTGGTCGGCCTGCCCAACCTGCTCGCGCTGCACCCGGCCGCCGACGAGCTGCACGACGAAATCACCAGCGTCGTGGCCCGGGTCCGCCAGGTCATCGACCGGCCACCGGACCGGATCTACGCCGGACCATGCGACGCGCAGGTGGAAGGAGAGCGATGCACCGACCACCTCTATGCCCGGCCCGGATCCCATACCGCCCGGTGCGCGACCTGCGGCACCGAGCACGACGTGGACGAACGCCGCCGCTGGATGATCGATTACGCCGCCGACCTCCGGGTCACCGCCACGGTCGCACTCGGATGGACCCGGCTACTGCTGGACAAGACCATCCCACGCGGCACCTGGGACTCCTGGGTGAGCCGGGGCCGAATCGTCCCGCACGGCACCGACGCCAGCGGACGCCCGGTGTTCCGCTTCGGCGACGTCCGCGACCTCGCGTTAGCGCACGTGAGTAAGCCTCGACACGCCGCCTGAACCTGCCTTGCCAACACCCCGGCCGTCGTGCAAGATCGGGGTTATCAGGTTCGAGGAGTGTGGCTCTGCCCCCTCACCTGACAACCCCGATCTTCGGCCCGCTCAGGCGCCGACCTTGACCACTCCGATGGTCTTGTCCTCGTTGTCCACCAGCTCCACGCGGTAGCTCACGCCCGGCTCGCCACCAATCTCGTCCAGGCCAAACGCCCCCGGCAGGACGTAGTCCGGCTTCACCGCCCGGCGCTCGACCTCGGTCCACCCTTCGGCGGCGTCGTCGTAGGCATAGATCACGAGCAGGGCCGGGAACGCGAACCGCTCACCGGCCTTGTACCGGCGAACAGTCTCTTCGGCCAAGACGATGGCGCTGCCTGACCATGCACCTGGAAGTTTGCCTCCGGTCACGAGCTGATGGACCCGCGAGCGCTTGAGTTCCAAGATGTCGGCAGCCTCGGGTACCGAGACCAGCCGTGGAATCAGCGGGTCACGTATCATCGGCGCGTCTCCCTGTCTTGCTGACACATCACAGGAAGACACGATAGCCCCGGCCGGCGAACGGCCGGGGCGATCGTTCAACATGGCGTTAACCTCCGCTCAGTCCGGGTTGATCCTGTGGACCTTCTGCCCGCTGATCAGCGGAGCATCCTTCGGCCCCTTCTCGTACTCCTCGATCAACTTCGGACGGTGTGCCCCGAGGCTCGGGTTCCACTGGCGCCGGTAGTGCTCCCGCACCTTCCAGCGGTGACGCCATGCCTTCCGGGACTCCGCCGTCTCGGCGGGGCTACCTGAGCGCCGCAAGCGGATCACGCGGATCTCGGGCGGTTCCAGGCCCGCCCGCTGATGCCGACGGCGAGACATCCGGTGCGGGACTTCGGTGGCCATCTCGGTCTGCCGCAGCATGTGGCACACCGAGAACAGCATGCGCACGAACAAGGCCGAGGCCTTGTCCAGCGCATGAAAGGTGAGGTCTTCGCTGTTCTCCGCGAAACCGACCGTGACGTAGTGCACGAGCACATGATCGGGAAACTCGGCATCAAACTTCGTGGGATACTCCGGATCCTTAAGGACATCCCTCCGTACCCCGGCCTTCGGAACGTGCACGAAGAGGTCCACAACCCCGTGCGGGAAATCAAATCCCTCCACGGCGTCGTACACACACCACGTCAACACCACCGACAGTTCGTCTTCCGGCTCGGTGGGGTCCTGCCCGTCGGCGAAGTACATGAACCCCCGTGGTGAGGGCAGGTCCCACGGCATGAATCCGTACTCGTCGACGCGCAGATCATCCATCTCTTCCATCACGGCCGTCACGTCATCGACGTGGAACAACGCGCTATCGGCCACGCTGGTGCGGATCACCTCGGCGGTGTCTTTCCGCACGTGGTCGGGCACGTCTTCCTTCAGGCCCATGACATGCGAGGCCCAGTCGACACAGGTGGAGCCTTTCCAGAAATCCAACATGCGCAACCGCAGATCTGGCAGATCGCGGGGATTCCAATTGATCACGATGCTGCCCTCCTAGGCGAAGATCGGTATGCGAGAAGCCTTTTCGGCGTACGGAGTCAGCAGGTAGACCGGCAGGTGCTCGCGTCCTTCTTTGCGAGCCCGGTAGACCCGGTGCCAGCCATCGATCACGATCACGCCGTTATCACCGGTCTCCGGTGCGACCGGAGCGACGATGATCGGCTTCCCCAGATCGGTCTGGGTCATGGCGTAGTCGTGGTCGATCCCGATCTCGATCAGCCGCATGAAGCCCGGCTCGGCCGGTTCCAGCGGAAGGAACTGGTCCAGGGTGGTGATGCCGCTCTGCTCGTAGAAAGTCGCGGCGGCCTCTCCGTCGGCGTCGATCAGTACCTCGGCGGTGTTGATGCACCATTTCCAGGCCGCGAACCGGAAGGCCTGGCAGCCCTGGTGTGTTGGGGAGTGCCGCATCACTGCTGGCCTCCGATCGGGCGGAGCGAGCCACTGATGTGCTTGCGCAGTTCGCGGTAGAGCGCCCGGACGAGGTGAGCCGCTGCTCATCCGGCGGGACGCCGTGCAGCTTCTCGTGTCCGGTCGCCGCCCGGCGGCCCAGCTCGCTCCAGCGGTTCGAGTCGATCAGCATGGCGCAGAACGAACAGGCCGCCCAGTTCCCAAGACTCATCTCGTTGTCATGGTGAGGAACACGGAAATCCCTCGCTGGCAAAAGAAACTCGGGTACAGCGAGCGTGCAGAAGTCGCACCGTCCGCGCCAGTTCGGTGGGGCCTCCACCGGCACCGGCTCATGGCTGGCCGGGTCGCTGAGCGGGTGGAGGTAGGACACGCCGTCGCCATCGGTGACAAGTACATGGACGGCTACGCCGTGGCCCGCGTGCTCGGCGTGGAGATGGACGACGAGTAAGGGAAGGAGGAGGTCATGCGGTTCCGACTCGCAGGCGGAGCAGTCCGCCGGATGGCAGGCAGCATGTTCCGCAGCCGCCGGGCGGCGGGCGCTGCTGGCGGACGCAGCTCCGGCACCTGATTAAACCTGAACCACGACGAAGCCCCCGTGCTCTTATGCCCCCCGACCGGCGGGGGCTTCGTCGTACCTACCGAGACCGTCACCCCGTTTCGGTCCTGGTCGTTCCGTAGAGTCGCTTCAGACAGCGGCGACGAAAGGACCGTGGTGGATCTGGGGCTCATTGGCCAGGCAAGCGGCATGTTCGCAGCCACCAACGTCGACGACATCCTCATTCTGGCTCTGTTCTTCGGTCAGGCCACAGGGCACCGGGGTGGCGCTGTCCGGGTGGTGGTCGGCCAGTATCTCGGGTTCGCCGCGATCCTGATTGCCTCGATCGTGGGCGCGCTCGGTGCCGGGCTGCTGCCCGCTGAGATGACCCCCTACCTCGGATTATTGCCGCTGGCTCTCGGCCTCCGCGCCGCCTGGCAAGCCTGGCGCGAGCGCCACGACGCTTCCGGCGGAAACGAGCCTGCTACAGCGACGGGCAGCGGCCCGACCGTATTCGCGGTCGCCACGGTGACCTTCGCTAACGGCGGCGACAACATCGGCGTCTACGTGCCGGTCTTCGCCACTGTCGGGACGGTCGGACTGATCGTGTTCGTCGTCGTGTTCCTTGCGCTGGTCGCAGTCTGGTGTCTGCTCGGCCGGTTCTTCGCCAGCCGCCCGGTAATCGCCCGCGCCCTGGCCCGCTGGGGTCACATCCTGCTTCCCGTGGTCCTGATCGGTATCGGACTACTGATCCTCATCGAGGGCGGTGCGTTCGGATTCTGAGTCCTCTCCCTCATCTACGAGCGGAGCCGCGTGTCGCCCAACGCTGAGGCGCATGGGATCACAACGCATCGCCGCGTTGCGCTGAACTCGGCGAACAAATCGAGCCAGAAGACACCGGCAAAGACGTCACTCCAGGGAAAACGCCGTGCAGTCCTCGGTGCTCTCTGCAAGGGAAGGGAGTTGCGATGGGATCGCGGGGAACCAAGCCGAAGCCGACGGCGCTGAAAGTTCTGCACGGTGACCGCTCCGACCGGATCAACGACGCCGAGCCGATGCCGCCCGAAGGTGAGATCGTGCCGCCGGGGGATCTGTCCGATGACGCCCGCGCCACGTGGGATCGGCTGGCACCCAGCCTGATCGCGGTCGGCGTGCTGACCCCGTGGGACGTGGACGCTTTCGTGGTGGTCTGCGAGGCGCTGGCCCGGTACAAGCAGGCGACCAAGCTGGTTAACGGCTCGGCGCTGCTGGTGCAGGGGCCGAACGGCTTCGTGAAGAACCCCGCGTTGACGGTCCAGCGCGAGGCCGAGTCCACGTTCGCGCAGTATGGCGCGAGGTTCGGGCTCACCCCGTCTGACCGCACGCAGCTGAAGGTGGACGTGGGCGGCGCCGCCAAGGGGCCAGGTGCCGAACGCCTGCTCTCCTGAGCTGCCCGAGTGCGGGTTCACCCTCGATGGCGAGGTCTGCCGCGAGCGCGGCGATCACTTCTGCCGTCCGAGGGCCGCACACGCGGCGGCGTTCTGCGCCGAGCTGTGCGTGCACACGAAGGACAAGTGGGCTCGCCGGCCGTTCGTTCTCGCGCCCTGGCAACGTGAGGACATCATCGAGCCACTGTTCGGCGAGGTCGCTTGGGATCCGGAGTGGGAGTCCTACGTCCGCCGGTATCAGATCGGCTGGATCGAGCTGGCGCGCAAGAACGGCAAGTCCGAGCTGCTGGCCTTCATCGCCTTGTACTTGTTGGTCGGTGACGGTGTGGAGGGCGCGGAGATCTACGGCTGCGCGATGGACCGGGGCCAGGCCGCCAAGGTCTTCGACGTCGCCGCCCGGATGGTCAAGCTCTCCCCGGTGCTCTCAGCCCGCCTGGTGGTCAAGGACCACATCAAGCGGATCATCGACGAGCGCACCGGCTCCTACTACGAAGTCGTCGCCGCCGACGCGGCCGGGAACCTCGGCCACAACCCCCACGGGGTCGTGTTCGACGAGGTGCTGACGCAGCGCGACGCCCGGCTGTGGGATGCGATGCGCACCGGCATGGGCACGCGGATGCAGCCGATGATGATCGCCGCCACGACCGCCGGCGACGACCCAGCGAGCTTCGCACGATCCGAACACGACGAGTGCGTACGGATCATGGACGACCCCGACCGCGCCAAGCACCGCTTCGCCTACGTCCGCAATGTTCCCGAGGACGCCGACCCCTGGGACGAGCGCAACTGGCCGCTGGCCAACCCCGCACTCGGCGACTTCCTCTCGATCCGGTCCCTGCGGCAGGAAGCCGAAGAGGCCAAGAACGACCCCAGCAAAGAGAACGCGTTCCGGCAGTACCGGCTGAACCAGTGGGTGCAGCAGTCGCACCGCTGGATGCCGATGCACCTCTACCGCCAGTGCGCGGGCACCGTCGCACCAGCCCCGGACTGGCTGCGCGCCGAGCTGGCCGGACGGCGGGCCTACGGCGGCCTCGACCTGGCGGCCAAGCTCGACATGACCGCGTGGGCACTGGTCATTCCGGACGGGCTGGACGGGATGCCCTCGATGCTGTGGCGCTTCTGGCTGCCGGAGTCGGCGGTGCACTTCCTCGATTCCCGGACCAACGGGCGGGTCTCGCAGTGGGCCGACGGCGGCTGGATCACCGTCACGCCGGGCGATGTCATCGACTACGACGTCATCTACGCCGACATCGCCGCCGACTGCCGCGACTTCAAGGTGATGGCCGCCGGATACGACGAATGGTCCGGTGAACCGGTGCGGCAGGAGATCCAGAAGAAAACACGGCTGGACCTCGCGTCGATCCCGCAGACCTACCGCGGGCTCACCTACGGCATGACCGAGCTGATGGCGCTGACCAAATCACGAGGCTGGACCCACCACGCCAACCCGGTCGCCGGGTGGTGTTTCGACGCCGTGGAAGTCCGCCACCCACCAGGCGACGCCGACCAGCTCCGTCCCGACAAACCCGACCGCGCCGCCGTCGGCAAACGCATCGACGCGGTACCCACGGCCGCGATGGCGGTGACGCGCTGGCGGGAGCTGGCGCAGAAGCACGCACGGTCCGGGCGCATGATCGTCAGATAGTGCGCCGATGGCCCTCGTGAAACAGGAAATCCGCTAGTATTCATCGCCATGGTCGACTGGGGAAACGTTCCGTCATGGGTGTCCGCGATCGGTTCGCTCGCAGCGTTTAGCACTGCCGCCTTGGCTGCACGTGCAGCGTGGCGACAAGTCAAGAATTCAGATGAAACGTTAAAACAAACGATTCGAAGTAAAGATCGCGAACAGGCGAACAAAGTGGCCGCCTGGATCACAGTAGAGGTCGTTTTTGGAAACAATGGCCGGTCGGAAAAAGAGCTGGTTCTCCGCTGCATGAACAGCAGTGACCTGCCTGTGTTTAACTTCTTCGCCTTCCCTGTATGTATCCCGGAGCGGTTTTGGCAGGCCGACACCCTCCCGCCCACGAAGAAGCCATTGAGAATTTCACTGGCGAAGTTGACGGCAGAGGTCCAGCGCATCGCCGGGGAGAGCCACTCTTCCCTGAAGGAAGAGTTCGGGGGTGAATTTCGCGGACCAAGGGACAGTTACATAAAATTCTTTATGAACTCAGCCAGGAAAAAGGAATCGCAATTCAATTTACGGACGTGACTCAAGTTGAGTGGAAGCGAAGCCCTCGCGGCGAACTTTCCGAAGGAAAATGGAGAACAAGCGATGGCTTTTCAGATTCCTCCAGGAAAGAAATGGGTAACGACTTGTGGGTGACACTACGGGAGCTCGAAGGCATGGTTCGCAAAAATGATCACGAGCGAAATGAAAGTGATTTGAATGACGACGAGAGTGACTCCTCGGCCTCGGAAAATGTTCGCGCTAACGACTTGTAAAGACTCGGCATCCTGCATCTTGTTGATCAACTAATTCTGTTCCAGGGGGTGTGAACTGATGGCGATCGGTGACGCTCCCACGCAGGTCGAGCAGCAATGGCTGACCCGGCTGATCTTGCAGCACAACGCCGAACTTCCGGAGTTGCAGGAGCTTCTGGCCTACTACGGGGGCCGTCAGCGGTTGTCCTACATGCATCCGGAGCTGGTGGAGACGCTGGATGAGCGGGTCCGCCAGGTGGTGATCAACTGGCCGCGTCTGGTGGTCGATGCCCTGGAGGAACGGATCGACTTGCAGGGGTTCCGGCTCGGCGGCAAGCCCGAGCTGGACGCCGACCTGGATCACGTCGCGCAGTACAACGACCTCGACGCCGGATACCAGCAGGCGCACGTCACGGCGATGGTGATGAAGCGGGCCTACGCCATCGTCGGCTCGAACCCGAGGGTTGGCGACGCGCAGTACCCGCTGGTGACGATCGAGTCGCCGTTGGAGGTCCACGTCGAGCTGGACCCCGCGACCCGGCGGGTGATCGCGGCGATCAAGCGCTGGCACGATCAGCTGCCCGACGGCGAGGTCCGGCACTTCATCACCCTGTACCTGCCGGACTACACCGTCACCTTCGTCGTCTCCCGCGACAGCGGCGGCTACATCGAAGTGTCCCGCGATGACCACGGGCTCAGCGAGGTCCTGGTAGTACCGATCGTGAACCGGCCGCAGCTGTGGGCGCCGCTGGGCACCAGCGAGCTCACCGACGTGATCCCGCTGTCCGACGCGGCCTGCAAGATCGCCACGGACATGATGATCAGCGCCGAGTTCCATGCCATGCCCCGGCGGTGGGCGCTGGGCTTCGATGAGGACGACTTCCGCGACGCCGACGGCAAGAAAGTCTCGGTGTGGCAGACCATCGCGGGCAAGATCTGGGCCACCGCGAAGACCAAGAAGGACGACGGCGTGGAGGTCGGCCAGTTCGCCGAGGCGGACCTGACCAACTTCCACAACACGCTGCGGGCGCTGGCCACACAGGTGTCCACGGTCGCCGGGCTGGCGCTGCACCACCTCGGCTACTCCAGCGACAACCCCGCCTCCGCCGATGGCATCCGCGCCGCCGAGTCCCGCCACGTCAAGCGGGCCGAGCGCCGGATCCGGGGCTTCGAGACCGCGTGGGAGCGGATCATGCGGCTGGTCATGCTGGTGCGCGACGGCTCGGTGCCGGACGAGGCGCGGTGGATGGAGACCATGTGGGCCGATCCGGCGACGCCCACCTTCGCGCAGAAGTCCGATGCGGTGGTCAAGCTCTACTCTGCGGATCGGCTGGTGCCGCGCCGGATGGCCCGCCGCACCTTGGGCTACACGGCCGCGCAGATCCGGGACATGGAGCGCGAGGACCGTGAGGACGTGACCCGTGGGGTCTTCGACCCGGCGGCCGAGACCGGCCCGAAGGCCGAACCCGCCGCCGCCGACGAGCAGCAGCGGAGCCCGGCCACCTCCGGTCATCCGGCGTCGTGACCGCCCCAGCGATCGAGCGGGCCGCGCTGGGGCGTGACCACCAGGATGCCACCCAGTTGATCGTCCGGCGGGCCGCCGATGAGGTGCAGCGGGCTTGGCGCGAGGTCGCGCCGGATGCGTTGGCGAGCGCCTACCCGGAGGCGATCGAGCCCGCGTTCGTCCGGGCGGTGGGCAGTGCTCAGGTCGCCGCCGCAGCGCTGGCCGGCGGGTTCGTGGACCAGGCCCTCGCCGACACCGACGAGGGCGCGGTCGCCTCGGTGGTGCCCGCGAGCTTCGGCGGTGTGACCGCTGGCGGGATGAGCCTGGACTGGCTGGCTAAGGCGCTGCATCTGTGGCTGCTGGAACAGCTACTCGCGGGGATGTCTCCGATGGATGCCCACCAGGCCGGGCTGCGGCGCGCACTGACCTACGCCTCGACCGAGATCAGCGACGCGGCGCGGTCGGCGGTGCAGATCGCCGAGACCGCGCACCCCGGCGCGGCCGGGCACGAGCGCGTGGTCCGGCTTCCCGCCTGTGATCGCTGCGTCGTGCTGGCCGGAAAGTTCTACCGCTACAGCACGGGATTTCTTCGGCATCCGCGCTGCGACTGCACGATGGTCCCGGTCAGCCGGGCCGAGTGGCGCGACGGAAAGCCGGGCACCGAGCCGGGGGCGCTGTTCGAGCAGATGTCGGAGGCCGAGCAGAACCGGCGCTTCGGCACCGCCAACGCCGAGACGATCCGCATGGGCGGCGACATCGCGCAGGTGGTCAATGCCCGGAGCGGGATGGCCACGGTCAAGAGCTTCGGCCGCACCCTCCAGGTCACGACCACGGGCACGACCAAGCGTGCTCTCTACGGCGGCTACGAGATCCGGCCCGACGGCAGCCTGCGGCGACGCACGGACGCCGAGCTGCATAAGGAACCGGGCCGCCGGTACCGCACGACGAAAGCTCCTCGCCTGACACCGGGCGAGATTTTCCGGCTGGGCGATGAGTTCGGATGGGGGCGCGAGGAGCTGGTGCGCCAGCTGCGCCGCTACGCCTACCTCCGCTAAAGCCGGTCGCGCCGCACGGCGCACCACCGCACCCCATGACCGGGCAGGCGCACGCCACCGCCCGGAGATCCCGCACGGGAGGAACCACCATGTCCGATACCACCACCGACGCGCCCGCCGACGGCGGGACCGACGACACCACTCCCTCCGGCTCCGCTGGTGAGTCCCAGCCGGCGAGTCCGCCGCACGGCGAAACGCCCGCGCAGGCCGAACCGGAGAAGGACTACCGCACGCTCTACGAACAAACCCTTGCGCAGTCCCGCAAGTGGGAGTCCCGCGCCAAAGAGAACAGCTCCAAGGCCAAGAAGTGGGACGAGGCCGAGGAAGCCAACCGCAGCGAGGCCGAGAAATTGCAGTCTCGCGCCGAGCAGGCCGAGGCCCGTGCCCAGACCGCGCTGATCTCCGCGATCGATGCCGAGATCCGCGCCGCCGCCCACGGCTGGGCCAACCCCGCCGACGCACCGCGCTACCTCGACGACAAGGCCCGCTACATCGGCGATGACGGCGAGATCGACATCGACTCCATCGCCCGCGATGTCGCCGAAGTGCTCACCGACCGCCCGCACCTCGGCGCGGCCGAATCCGGCCGTCGGGGGCCCAATCCCGATCCGGGGCAGGGGGCGAGGGGCGCGCTGTCGGTGGCGGAGCAGATCCGCGACGCCGAACGCTCGGGAGATCACCGGGAAGCGCTGCGCCTGAAGACCGCGCAGCTGCTCGATCAGCGATAAACCGACGTCGCGGTGTCGGCGTCGTAGCAGACAAGGAGAGATGCGATGCCCGGCATTACCGGCATGCTCAACACGTTCAACTCGCCGAACTTCGTCGGCGAGTTGTTCTCGGTCACGCCGACCGACACGCCGCTGCTGGCCTCGATCGGTGGGCTGACCGGCGGCCAGTCCACCGATTCCACGATTTTCACCTGGCAGTCCTACGACCTACGTGCCGCCGATGACTCCCGGCAGCGCCTGGAGGGCGCCGACGCCCCGGAGGCCGAGGCCAGGACGCGGTGGAACAACTTCAACGTGGTGGAGATCCACCAGGAGGCGTTGTCGATCACCTACACCCGCGAGGCCGCGACCGGCCAGTACGCCGCGACCGGGTCGAACGTGCCGACCTCGGCGTCGATCAGCGGGATCAACCCGGTCGGCGACGAGCTGACGTGGCAGACCCAGCGGCACCTGGAGCAGATCGCCCGCGACATCGAGCTGAGCTTCATCACCGGCCGCTTCGCGCAGCCCGGCGACAACGCCCAGCCCCGCAAGACACGCGGTCTGCTGCAAGCGATCGAGACCAACGTGATCACCAACGCCACCGCCGCGCCGCTGACGGCCGAGATGGTGATCGACCTGCTCCAGATGACCTGGGAGAACGGTGGCCTGACCGTCTCGGAGACGGCGACGCTGATCTGCAACGCCTACCAGAAGCGACAGCTGACCAAGGCGTTCATCTCCGACCGCAACTACCAGGAGCAGACCCGCAACGTCGGTGGCGTTAGCTTGCAGACCATCGAAACGGATTTCGGGCGGCTCAACATCATGCTCAACCGCTACATGCCCGCCGACACGGTGGTGGTGGCGTCGCTGGACGAGCTGACCCCGGTGTTCCTGCGCGTCCCCGGTCGCGGATTCCTGTTCGCCGAGCCGCTGGCCAAGAGCGGCGCTAGCGACAAGTACCAGATCTACGGCGAGGTCGGCTTGAACTACGGCAACGAGCGCGCCCACGGCAAGATCACCGGACTGACCACCGCCCCGGCCGCACCGGAGGCGTGATGGGTGGCACGCCGAATCCCGGGACGCCGAAAGACAAACGGATTTCCGGGCGCGGGCGAAACCCGGCCCGAAGACCGGCAGCCGCAACAAGCCGAAGCGGAAGGGAGGGCGGTCGTGAAGTTCACCTGCCAGCGGCATCCCGGCCTGTACGTGCGCGATTTGGGTGTGCGGTTCACCGATGGCGTGGCCGAGGTCGACGCCGCGACGGCGGCCCGGCTGCGCACCCTCCCGGCCGAGCTCGGAGTACGTCAGGCCGGCGGGGATGAGGATCCCGGCACGGACGCCCCGGCCAAGGCCCGGAGAACGCGGCGCACGTGATGGCCGAGCTGTTCACAGCCGAGACCCTGGCCGCGCTGGTGGGCCGCCCGGTCTCGGCCGAGACCGGCGCAGCGATCCACACCTGGACGCTCGCGGCGATCCTCGGCGAGATCGGCGAGCTGCCCGACCCTGTGCCGCCCGACGTCACCGCGGTGGCCCTGGAGGTGGCCAAAGCGGCGGTGCCCACGCCGGGCGGTGCGGCCTCGACCACGATCGGCCCGTACGCGGCGACCTATACCGACAGCGGGGGCCCCCAGGGCATGGATCTCAGCAGGGAACAGCGCATCCGGCTACGGAAGGCAGCCGGGCTCGGCGCGGCCTTCAGCGTCGGCACCGGCAGCGCGATCCTGGACGTCCCGTGATCCCCGAGGGCCTGGCGGGGCAGGTACTCACGGTCTCCAGACCGGCGGGCACCAATCGCTACGGCGATCCGCTGCCGCCCACCGAGCACGAGATCCCCGGCTGCGTGCTGGCCCCGGGCGGTTCGACCGAGGACACCGACAGCGCCGATCAGGTCACCGCCCGCATGACCGTCTACACCGGACCGGAGGCCGACGTACTGGCCACCGACCGGATCGTGCTGCCGGATGGCACCCACTGGGCGGTGACCGGCGGACCCCAGCGCTACCTGAGCCCGTTCGTGCCGGGCTCGGGCGTGTGCGTGATCAACCTGGAAAGGGTGACCGGCTGATGTCCACTGTGGAAGTCGTCCTCAACCACCAGGGGCTCGGCGAGCTGCTGCGCGGCCTCGAGACCCACGAGCTCGTCATGGACCGTGCCCGAGGCGGCGCGCAGTTCGCCCAGAGCATCGCCCCGCACCGCAGCGGCGAGTACGCGGCGGGCATCCACGCCGAAGACGGCGGCCTCGGCGGACCACGGCAGGACCGGGCCGTCGGGCTGATCGTCGCGACCGCCGGGCATTCGGCGGCCGTGGAATGGGGCAACGCCCACCAGCCGCACCCGCACCACGTGCTCGCCCGCACGATCGACATCGTGGAAGCGGGCTAGCGGTGGGCCTGGTCCTGCCACCGTTCCCCGACGCCGAGACCGTCGTCATGGCCCTGCTCGAACCCCTGGCATCGACCGTCACCGCGACCCCGGCCACCCTCGTTCCGCCGCTGATCCGCGTCAACCGGGTCGGCGGCAGCGACGACGGGATCACCGACCATCCCCGCATGGAGATCGCCTGCTACGGCCAGGACCGCGAGCAGGCGTGGCAGCTCGCCGAACAATGCCGACAGGCCATCCTCGGCAGCCCCCGCACGGTGGCGCACGGCGTGCTCATCGACAACGCCCGCACCGACAACCCGCCTACCCAAACCCCGTACGCGCACACCGAGGACATCCGCCGCGTCCTCGGCTACTTCCGGCTGTCGTGGCGTCGCCCCCGGGCTACCTCTTAAACAGCAGCGTCAACATTCCGATCAGAAGGGTTGCAGAGACGCCAGCAAGTGCGATCGTGGCAGTTTGCCAATGGCGAACGGTCGTCGCTCGCTCCTTCCTGTACTCATCTTCTGTGACGGCGCGAATAATTGCATACGACCCAATTGTCTCCTTTATGGCCACCTTGGCGCCATACAGGAATGCTGCACCCATTCCAAATATAACAACGGCGCCGACGATTAGTTGGAGCGGCGAGTAAGGAACACCTTCAGGGTTGAGTCGCGTCGCATTCCAATCTAGAAGTAGAAATATTGTGCGGCCAAAAATAAGCAGTCCCACCGATCCGAATACCAAAGCAAATAGGATCTCGTGCCATCGTGGCCGAGTTGCCCGCTGCTTCGTTTGTCGCGAACGTGCCCAGTGGCCGTACACGGCTTCACATGTTTCAGGATCTCCGACTGCCTCTGCGGAACTTCGAGAAAGGTGAACTTCGACAGTTTTGCCCTTCACTGCGAGTTGCTGTGACTCAAGGTCAGATAGAGAGCGGAGGTCCACTGCCTCATCGAAAGTGCCGCCGTTGAATTCCATCACGGGGGCGTCGCCGTCCCCGTCGAGACGTTTTATCTCGTCACAAAGCGCCTGGAGTCCATCAATTGTCACTAATACCTTGCCGAGGTCGCGGAATTCCTTCGTGACCAGGCTTGATCCACGTCTGTGCACAACCACGCAACGCAGCGTACCCATCCGTCACGGTCGGTGTCCGGGATTTGAACAAGAGGAGACGTGATGACCGCTCCATCAGGGACGAGCTACGAAGCTCTGCGCGACAAGAAGAACCAGCTGATCCGTAAGGCTCTGGAGGGCTCGGTGTTCATCGCCGACGAGTCCGCGGAGTTGCCGACGGCGCTGACGACGGGCGACGCGGCGCAGCTGCTCCCGTTGCCATCGGGGTATGAGGATGTCGGCTGGGTGGAGAAGTCCGACGGGGCCACGTGGTCGCGTTCGGTGGACACCTCGGATGTGGAGTCGTGGGGTGCGGTCGAGCCCACCCGTACCGACATCGTGAAGCAGACCGACGGGCTGAAGTTCATCGCGCAGGAGACCAAGCGGCGCACCCTGGAGATCTACGAGAGCGTGAACCTCGCCGAGGTCACCCCCGATTCGACCACGGGCGAAGTCACCTTCGACCGCCCGACGCGTCCCGCCCCGCGCTACTTCCGAGCGATGGGGCTGTTCCAGGACGGCGCGGGAGCGGACACGATCTACGTCGCCAAGCTCGCGCCACGGGCCGCCGTCACCTCGACCGGCGACCAGAAGTGGTCCGACGGTGAGGTTGTTGGCTACGACGTGACGTTCACGGCCTACTTCGACGCGGCTGCGGGCACGGCGATGCGGTTCTTCTTCGGCGGCCCCGGCTGGAAGGCGTTGCTGGAGGACATGGGGTTCAAGACCGCTCCGGCGACCGCCGGCCAGAACGGAGCGTGACGTTCGTGGGTGCCCTATGTCGCTCTGGATGTCGGGACAGAACCCTACCCTTGCGTGGTGCCAAACGATCGTCCGTCAATCCCCGCTGAGCTGCGCCGTGCTGTGCTGGTTGAGGCAGGGCACCGGTGCGCGATTCCGACGTGTCGGCAGTACCCGGTCGATATTGATCACATCGTCGACTGGGCGAAAGTACAGCGGCACGATTTCGACAACTTGATCGCGTTGTGCCCGACCTGCCACGCTCGCAAGACCCGCGGTGAGATCGACATCAAGTCGATGAAGCAGTACAAGATCAACCTGGGCGTGCTGACTAGCCGCTACACCGACCTCGAACTACGACTCCTGCGGTGGTTGGTGGACTACATGCCTGGGCGCGGTCGCCCGATGCTTCCCGATGGCATGATCTGGGTGGTCGGAGACCTGCTGTCTGACGGCTTGATCGAGCTGCGCGATGACGGCTGGCTGCTTCCGTCCGGCCACCCTGACGGCCCGGGTCCGAACAATTTTATGAAGCAAGTGGCCACTGATCGGAACGCGAGGTACGTGTCCCTGACAGATAAGGGCCGCGAACTGGTTGAACGCTGGTTTGGAGCCAAGCCTCTTGACTGGGTTTGGCGCTTCAAGCCCCTTGACTGATCCGTGCCGTGCCCCTTGGCGACCACGCCGCTCCAATCGAAACGCACGGGCACTCGCGCAGCTTTGAAGGCGCAGCCGAGTGGGTAGCTCGCCGTCGGCTGGCTGAGGCATTCGAGACGTGGCGCGGCGCTGGCGGTTGGGGTGGCCACGGCGCCACGCCACACCCTTCGCCTCACGTATCCGGCCACCCCGCCCAACCACCAGGAGGACCGCGATGCCCACCCTCCGAGCCCCATCGGGCCGGACGTACCGGACCGATGACGACACCGAGGTCCGCAACCTCACCCTCGGCTACGGCTACACCGTCGTTCCCGACAAACCGGCCGCGCCCGAGGAAACCGAGCCCGCCGAGCGTCGCCCCGGCCGCCGGAAGGCGACCAAGACCGACGACACCCCGGCCGACGAGACGACCGAGTAAGAAGGAGACCACCCCACGATGGCCAAGACCTACAAGTACAGCCGCTACGTCGCCGAGGCCAAGAAGGAGCCGTTCGTCCTCGAACTGGACGACGGCGACCAGATCAGCATCCAGGCTCCGTCCGGCGAAGTCCTGCTGGAGATCGAGGAGGCGTTCAGTTCCCGGCGTCGTCTGGAGCTGCTGACCGGCGATCAGTACGACCGCGTGTTTGAGCTGGTGCGCCATGCCCCGGCAGGAGCGCTCAACGGCTTGGTCTCCGACATGGTTGAGCACTTTGGACTATCGCCGGTGCCGCCGGGGGGTGGGCGGGCCTCGTCGCGCTGATCGAGGACTACGGCGAGGCCCTTGAGTACGACGTTCAGCACGAACTCGGGATCGACATCCTGGAGTTCTTCACCGGCAGACGCCCGTGGCCGCAGCTGTACCGGCTGATCGAGCGGCTACCGGATCACTCCCACTACAAGGTCGCCATCCGCGATGACGACGAGCTGGCTCGCCGACAGCGCGAAGCCGAGCGCACCAGCCCGCAGGCCGCGCCACGTCCGGGCGTGGACGCCCACACCTGGACCCCGGAGCGGGCGGCGCTGACCGACATCGCCGACATCCTGCTGACCATCCGGGCCTCGCTGGACGCTCAACGCACCGGCAAGAGCCAGAAGCCCGATTCCATGCCCCGTCCGACGTTGGCACGAGACCGGCTGGACGCGGCCGACCGTCACCACCGTCACCAGGAGCGAGTGCGGCTGATGCTCGGGAGGTGATCTCCCGTGTATCTGGCCGGATCCGCCTACATCCAGCTTCTCCCCAGCCTGCGCGGCTTCGGCAGCTCGGCAGCATCACAGATCAAGTCCCAGCTCGCCGACGTCGGCGAACCGGCAGGCCAACAGGTCGGGCGCAATGTCGGCGGCGGAGTCGAGACCGGCCTGACGGGCGCGCTGACCCGGCTACGCGGCCGGTTCGATGACCTGGCCCGCTCCGGGGCGACCTCGATGAGCACCCTGGCGCGGGGCACGGCCCCGGTACTCGATCAGTTCGGCCGCCTGTACCCGGTCCTGGGCCGGGTCCGCGACGGATTCACCGACAGCAACGCCGCCGCCTCGGTGTTTTCCGGCACGGCCGGGACCGTCGGCGGACGGCTGCGCACCGTGGTCGACCAGACCAGCCGCGTCGGCTCGCAGTTCACGGCGATGTCCACGCTGTCGGCAGGGGCGCTGAGCCGCACCGGGTCGGCGATCACCCGGGGCCTGACCGCACCGATCCGGGGCGCGGGCACGGTGCTGGCCGGGTTCGGGCTGTCGGCCGGGACCATCTTCACCGGGGCTGGCGTCGCCGCGGTCGGTATGGGCCTGAAGTTCGCGGCCTCCCAGGAGCAGGCCGAGATGGCGTTCTCCACGATGCTCGGCTCCGCGCAACAGGCGCAGCGGTTTGTCGCGCAGTTGCAGGATTTCGCGGCGAAAACACCGTTCGACCTGCCGAGCGTCACCACCGGGTCGCAGCGGCTTATGGCCTTCGGGTTCGCCGCCCAGGATGTACTGCCGACGCTGACCGCGATCGGTGACGCCGTGGCGGGCATGGGCGGCTCGGCCGACCAGATCAACCAGGTCGTGCTCGCGGTCGGTCAGATGCAGGCCAAGGGCAAGGTGCAGGGCGACGAGATCTTGCAGCTGACCGAGGCCGGGATCCCGGCGCTGCGGATCCTGGCCAACCAGTACGGCGTCACGACCTCGGCGATGCAGGACATGATCTCCAAGGGCGTGGTGGCCAGCGCCGAGGCGATCCCCAAGCTCATGTCCGGCATCGAGCAGGGCACCCGGGGCGCGGCCGGGGAAACCCAGGCGTTCGCCGGGATGATGTCCAACCAGGCCACGACCCTGACCGGGATCTGGTCGAACTTCACCGACAACGTCAACCAGGCCCTCGGGCGGCTGGTCGCCCCAGCGCTGCCGTTGGTGAAGTCCGCGCTGGGCGGGCTGACCGAGGGGCTCGGCGCTCTGCCGGACCTCATCACCCGTTTCCAGCAGGCAGCGCGCCCGGCCGCCGAGATCGCCGGAGCGGCCTTCCGGGACTTCGGCGCGTTCGTGACCGACTCGGTCCTGCCCGCACTGGGAAACCTTTGGTCGGCGGTGCAGCCGGTCGCGGAAATCCTGGGTGGGGCACTGCTGGCCGGGCTGCGGCTGGCCGGCTCGGTCCTGCGGGATGTCCTCGGCCTCGCGCTGGTCACGGTCTCGGAATGGCTGCGCCCGCTGATGCCGCTGCTGGTGGGCATCGCGGCGGGCTTCGCCGCCTGGTACGGCATCGCGGCCACGGTCGCCACCGTCGCCGGGGCGATCGGGTTCGTCCAGAAGGCGATCATGGCGGTGCGCATCGCCTGGCTCGCGCTGAGCCTCGCGTTCACCGCTTCGCCGATCGGGTTCGTGATCGCGCTGGTCGCGGGCCTGGTCGCCGGGGTCATCTACGCCTGGAACAACTTCGAGGGCTTCCGCGATGTCGTGCTCGCATGCTGGTCGGCGATCCAGACAGCGGCGCTGTGGGCCTGGCAAAACGCGCTGAAACCGGCGCTGGACGGGATCGCCTCGGCAGCGGTCGCGGTCGGCGAATTCTTCGTCACCATCTGGCAAAACGGTGTCGTCGTCGCGTTTCAGGCGGTCGGCGCGGCGGCATCGTGGCTGTGGTCGAACGTGCTCTCCCCGGTGTTCGGCTTCATCGGCCTCGCCGCACGCACGCTCGTCGCGGTAATCGTCACGGTCCTGGTCGCACCCTGGGTGATTGCCTTTCAGGCCCTCGCCGCGATCGCGACCTGGCTCTGGGCCAACGCGCTTTCCCCGTTCTTCTCCTGGGTCGGCGAACGAGCGACGGCACTGTGGACCGGATACATCAAGCCCGCCATCGACGCCATCGTGGGAGCGCTGATCGCCTTCGGGGACTGGTGCACCTGGCTCTGGCAGGCGAAGATCTCGCCCGCGCTGGCCGGTATCGGGCAGGCGTTCGTGTGGCTCTACGACCACTCCATCGGCTGGGTCGTGGGCGTCGTGGTCGACGGCCTGCGGCGGGTCGGCGACACCGCGAGCTGGTTGTGGCAGCAGAAGATCGTCCCGGCCTGGACGGGAATCGGGAACACGATCTCGTCTGTCTACAATGGAACGATCGGGGTCGTGTTCGGCTGGATCCAGTGGGGTCTGGGCCAGCTCGGCGACTTCTTCACCTGGATCTACCAGCAGCGGATCCGCCCAGCCTGGGACGCAGTGGGCGCAGTGATCGGGTGGGTCTACGCCAACGCGATCAGCCCGGCGTTCGAGGCGGCGAAGTCGGCGGTGCGCTCCGTCGGCGAAGCCTTCGATCAAGCCGTGACGTGGATCGGCGATGTCTGGTCCAAGATCAAGAACATCGCGGCCACGCCGGTCAACTTCGTCATCGACTGGGTCTACAACCGGGGAATCCGCGCCGTCTGGAACTGGGTGGCCGACTTCCTCGGGCTGGGCAAGCTGCAAGAGGCGGCGATGATCCCCACCTTCGCCGGAGGCGGGCTGATCCCGGGCTACGAACCGGGCCGGGACACGATGCTGGCGTGGCTGTCGCCGGGCGAAGCCGTGCTTACCCCGGAGGCCACACGGATGGTCGGCCCGGCCAATGTCCTGGCACTCAACGCCGCAGCATCCGGACGGGCCGCCACCGTCGGTGATGGTGATGGGTTCCCGCGCTTCGCCGGCGGCGGGATCGTGGACACGCTGCTGTCCTTCGCCGAGGGCATCGGAGAGAACGCGACCGCGCTGTTCAAGGACCCCATCGGCTGGATCAAGTCGCGCATCGGGTTCCCGGATTCCCCGTGGATCACGATGCTGGCCAAGATGCCCGCCGAGCTGATCGGCAAGTCGGTCCACTGGCTGTGGGAGAAGATCAACCCGTTCGCCGGAAGCGGAGGCGGTGCGCCCACCGTCGGCGGCGACCTGGCCGGGTGGATCCGCACCGGCATGATGATCGCCGGGGTGCCCGCGTCCTGGGAAGGACCGCTGCGGACCCTGATCATGCGGGAGAGCGGCGGCAATCCCCGCGCCATCAACAACTGGGACGTCAACGCTCAACGCGGGGATCCGAGCCGGGGTCTCATGCAGACCATCGGCGGCACTTTCAGCGCCTACCGGGATAAGCGGCTGTCGGCCGACATCTACGACCCGATCGCCAACATCGTCGCGGGCATCAACTACATCAAGGCCCGCTACGGCAGCGTTTTCAACGTCCAGCAAGCGGTCGGCTCCACCCCACGCGGCTATGACAGCGGCGGCTGGCTTCCGCCCGGCCTGTCCACTGTCTACAACGGCACCGGCAAGCCCGAGGCCGTGTTCACGCACGAGCAGTACGAAGCGCTGGCCGGGCAGCTCCAGGCGCAACGGGAGCCGTCGGCGTCGGTGACCGTCTACGCCCGCACCGACGCCGACCCGCAGCACATCGCGCACACCGTGGACCGCCACCTGGCGCTGGGCACTCGCTTGTGACGGAGGTGAGGCGGTGGTACTCGGCGCGCACGTCTGGACCCTGGACTGGCTGAGGCTGCACCCCGACGGTGCGCAGCGCGACCGCTTCGGCGTCCAGTGGATCCTCACCGAGGAAAAAGGGTTTTGGTCCTCGCCGGGCACCAACGCCACCCTGTCGTCCCGGCTGGGCAAGCACGGGGCCTACCGCTCGCCCGGCTGGAAGAACCAGCGCACGATCACCCTGACCGGGCGGGCCTACTGCCCGAACTACGCGCTGCTGCGCCAGGCCGAAGCCAACGTGCTCGGCCTGCTCGCCGACCCCCGCCGCCCGGCGACGCTGACCTGCTACTCCGAGATCGGCGCGCTGTCCTGCGAGGTGTTCCTGGACGGCGACATCCTGTGCACCCCGCTGAAGGTCATCAGCGAACCGGGGATCGAGTTCAGCATCCAGCTCGTCGCGCCGGACCCGGCGAAATACGCCATCGACTACCAGGAAATGTCCACCGGCCTGCCCCGCGATGCAGGAGACGGGCTGGACTTCGCACGGGTCATGCCGCCTGACACGAACCAGGGCTTGTTCTTCGGGATGGGCGCCGACGACGACGGCCTGTCCTTCGGCACCTCGAACGCCTCGGGGTTCATGCGGCTGACCAACACCGGCACCGCGCCCACCATGCCGGTGTTCACCCTGTACGGGCCGCTGACGAATCCGGTGCTGACGGCAGGGCAGGCGAGCATGCGCTACAACGCGGTGCTGGCTCCCGGGGAGTACGTCGTGATCGACCCCGCCGCACCGTCGGTGCTTCTGGGTGGCACCGCGGTACGTCGCCACCTGCTCAACCCCGCCAGCTTCGCGGGCTTCGCGATCCCGCCCGCCGACCCGGCCACCGGCAAGCCCGGCGAGCTGTCGGTGGGCCTCACCCACACCGGCCCGGTCACGGATGCCGGCTCGGTCCGCGCTCGCTTCCGCAGCGCCTGGTTCTGACCTCTCCCGTTCAGCACCGCCTGTGTCACACCTTTCGCCTCCGCGATCAGAAAGGACGCTCCCGCATGGGTATCTACTCCGACGAGCCCGATCCGCCGACCTACTTCCAGGTCGTGGAGACGGCCGACTGCGTGCGCTACACCGACCTCAGCCAGGCGCGGTGGTTCATGGACCGCATCAACTACGCCTTCGGCGGCCAGGCGTCGACCAACGTCCGCATGGGCGAGGACGGCACCACCATCCGCTGGTTCGGCTACTACCAGCTGCGGCTGGGCGACTGGCTCTACAAGGGCAACACCGCGATCGACGACGAGACACTGCGGGCCTCCGCGCTCAAGCCCTCGCTGGACGAGTGGCCTGCCGACGACAGCGAGCCGGGCACCGATCCCGCGAGCGGGACGGCGTAGGCGATGGTCGCGCTCGGCTCGTCAATGGCCTCGGCGGTGGACCCGTGGGCGGTGCAGTCGCGCATCGGGCTCACCGATGCGCGACTGGCGCTGGACTCGGTACTCATGCCCCGGCCGAACCTGTCCTACATCGACTACCGCTCGGGCGTGATGGCCAGCGGTGACGCGGGCACCTCGCACATGGCGATGCTCGTCAAGCCCGCCGCCTCCGGGCTGGCGGTCACCGTCGAGATGGGCAACTGCGTGATCAACACGCCGGGCATGGGCGCCTACATGTGCGCGCTCGACAGCGTGAAGACGCTGAACCTGGCGGCATCGTCGGCCACGACCAACCGCATCGACCTAATCGTGGCCAGGGTCTACGACGACCTCAACCCCGCCCTGGCCTCGGCCTCCGGCGTGCGCAAGTTCGCCGTGGAGATCTGGACCGGCGATCCGGCGACGGGCATTCCGACCCGGCCCGTGCCGACGGTCAACGCCGGGTGGCATCCGCTCGCCGAGGTCCGCGTGAACAAGAACGCCACCACCATCAGCGCGTCCGACATCACCGACCTGCGAGGGCCGGCACTCGTGGCTCGCGGCGGGATGCGCAGCTTGTACGGCGCCGATGCCGAGCCGACTTCGGACGCCTACGCCGAACCCGGCGCCTATCCCGGTGACCAGAGGTGGGTGCACACCAGCGGGTTCCAGCACCAGGTGTACTACGGCGCAGGCCAGGGCTGGCGCGGTGTCCACAACGCCCAGGTGTTCAACGCCAACCCGCCAGCCGGTGAACGGAAATGGGTCCTCGGGGCCGGGCGGCTGGAAGCGATCTGCTCGGTGACGATCCCGGATCCCGGCGTGCCGTACATGATCTTCCCGACGGGGCGGCTGGCCGTCTTGCAGAGCCCCGGCACTGCTGTGCACGCCCACATCAAGCTGACCAAACCCGACGGTCCAGCGGTGAACTGGGTCGGCGACGACACCGGCAACGTCAACGCCGACACCAACCACGTCTATTCGATCCCGCCGCTGATGTTCGGCGAGCTGACCGGCTCCACCAGCGTCTACCTCACCGCGCAGGTCATCGCCTCCCCGAACGGCGGCGGATTCGGGTATCGCGGTTCCGACACCGGCCACAACCTGCTGTCGGTCGTGGTTTACCCGTCCACGGTGCAGCCCCCGGGGACGGGATGAGCGACTGGCGGGTCATGGTGGCCGAGACCGTGACCGGCACGGTGATGGCCGACGTGACCCCGCGTGATGTCCCCTCGTTCTCCCGCAAGCTCACCGACAAGGGCTCATGGACGGTCAATGTCGTCCCCGACGACCCGGCCAACGCCACGCTGGACTTCCACGCCTTCACCGACGCCGGACGGTTCTCGTGGATCGTGCTCTACGGCACCGTCGTGGTCCAGGCCGGGCCGACCTGGACGTACTCCTTCGATGAGTCCACCCGCACGCTGTCGGTCTCCGGCACCGGCATCCAAGGACTGTTCGCCCGCCGAGTGCTGCGAAATCCCTTGGGGCACACGGCGATCGTGGACCCCAGCGAAGACCTCATGATCTCCGACAAGACCCTGCGCGGCATCGCCCGGGAGATCGTGGCGGCCAACCTCGCCCAGCCCGGCTACGGCCTGCCCCTCGACCTGCCCGCACCGGAACACGGCGATGCCACCCGCAACTACTTCGCCTACGACCTGGCCACGGTCTGGGATCGCCTGGACGAACTGACCAAAGTGCAAGGCGGCCCGGAGCTGGACTTCTTCCCGTACTTGGTTCCCGGCGAGAACAAGGTGCGCTGGCAGCTGCTCATCGGCGCCCCGCTGCTGGGCGACCAGAACTCCGCCGCAGTGTGGGATTCCGGCGCGGCGCTGACCGGTATCGACCTCGACGTCAACGGCAGCGCCAGCCCATGCACCCGTGTGTGGGCCAAGGGCTCCGGCTCCGACCGGGCGCTGCTGACCGGCTTCGCCGAGGACGCCGCACTCGTCGGTCTGGGTTTTCCGCCCACCGACTATGTCGACGGCGACCACACCTCCGTCATCGAGCAGGCGACGCTGGAAAGCTACGCCCGCGCCGACCTGGCCGCCTTCAGCCGACCCACCGAAACCTGGTCGTGCGTGGTGCGCATCGACGGCACCAACACCAGCCGGTTCGAGGTGACCCCGGCGCTGGGCAACTGGAGCCTCGGCGACGCCCCGATGCTCGGCGTCAGCGGCCACCCCTGGATCTCCGACGGGCACTACCGCCGCCGAATCCTGGGCTACGGCAACAACGACGCCTCCTCGATCAAGATCGACCTGCAACCCACCCCTGCGGAGTTGTGATGCCCCAACCTCCCGGCACCGGCACACTCGGCGAACAGTTCCGCCAGCTGGGCCGCCGCGTCGACGAACTCAGCCGCAACACCGGCTCCCCACCACTGTGCGTCGTGCGCCTCACCACCGACGTCACCGCCTGGGACGCCGAGTCCGAGGACGTCGTGCCGATCACTGAGTGGCAGTCCGTCCCCGAACGCGACGAGCGAGGGATGTGGCACTACAACGACAACGGCGACAGCTTCGTCCGGCTGCCCTGTGCGGGCCGGTACTCCATCACCGTGGCCTCGAAGTGGGGCAGGCCCAGCAGCTTCAACCCCGACGTACCGAACTGCGTATCCACCTCGGTACTGCTGAACTCCCGCACCGACCCCGTGACCAACGCGATCGCGGAGGCCAGTGCGTACATGCTGCCCTTCGCCAGCACCTGCTACGACCTGCACACCGAAGACCGAGTGCTCGCGGCCGGAGACCAGCTCCGGATCAACTTCTGGTCGCGCTTCGCCAGCGTGCGGCTTCTGGCCCGCTCGCTGGCGGCCTCCACCCAACTCGTCGTCCGCTACCTGGGGCCACGATGAACAACTACCGCTGGCTGGCCTCCACCGGCATCATCATCGCCCTGGTCAGCGCCTGCGTCCATTACACCGTCACCACGGCCGCGTCACCGCCGCAGTCGGTCGTCGGCTACCTCGATCGCCTCGGGCCGCTGCTGCAACTCCTATTCGGAACGACGGCGCTGCTCCTGGTGCTCGCGCTCGTCTCCGGCCGTGGGCGACACGGTGCACACGCGCTCGCCGCTGGCTGCCTCAGCGGCTACGCCGCCGCACTCTGGGCCACCGCCATCCTCTCCGTCTCCACCCGAGGCATCGTCACGGCCGGGCTCGCCACCGCACTCGCCATACACGCGCTGCTGCTGGCCTCGGCCTACTCCAAGCGAGGTACGCCGTGGACCCGGCACTGATCGGCAGCATCTTCGCGGGTGTCACCGGCGTGCTGACCGTGCTCACCGGATACGCGCTCAACAAGCGGAAAGTCGAAACCGAGCAGGTGTCCCGCGATATCGGCGACCTGACCTCCGAAGTCGAGGACATGCGCACCCGGCTCGACGTCGCCCTGCGCCACATCTACGAGCTGCGCGGGGTCATGACCGCCGCGCAGATCGCGGTGCCCGAGCTGCCCGACGAGCTCCAGACCCGCCGCACGCGCCGCAACACCGCCTGAGCCGCGACGGCACCGACCCGCACCAACCAGGGAGGTGATCACCAGTGAATGGCGCGACGCTCGCGCTCGCGATGGGCTGTTCTCCAGCGGTCGCCGCGAAATACTCCACGGACTTCACCCGAGCGCTGGTCACGGCCCAGTGCACCACAGTGGACAGGGTTGCCATGTGGTGCGCGCAAATCGGCCACGAGTCGGCGGGCCTGCGGTACATGGAAGAAATCGCCTCGGGCCAGGCTTACGAAGGCCGCAGGGATCTCGGCAACACCCAGCCCGGCGACGGCCGGAGGTTCAAAGGCCGGGGACCGATCCAGCTCACGGGCCGGAACAACTACGGCGCGTTCGGACGGTGGGCCAAGAATGCTGGCCTGGTTCAGGACGCGAACTACTTCGTCAACAACCCGTCCGTCGTCGCTACCTCGCAATGGGGATTCCTTGCCGCGGCCTGGTATTGGACCGCCGCTCGCCCACAGCTCAACAGGCTCGCTGACGCTGGCGACATCGTCGGCGCGACCAGGGCTATCAACGGCGGCACCAACGGCATCAACGATCGCCGACGCCGCTGGAACGACTGCCGGCGCCTGGGAGGTGCGCTGCTCGACGGTGGCGTGGCGGCACTGCACGGAGGAGATGAGCTCGACATGGCAACCCTGCAAGAAGTCGCCGACATCGTGCGGCGCTACATCCCCAGCGGACTAACCACCACTGTGACCGTCCCGCGCTCGCCTGACCGAGTGCGCACCGCCACCATCCCGTACGCCCCGCGAAACGGGGTGATCACCGGCAACGAGGGCACGGTTTTCGCCTCGGTGACCGCTGGCGAGCCGGTGGAGGTCCACGAGATCTACGCCGAGCGTGACTGGGAGGCGGACGGCAAGCGCGGCGAAAAGGTCGGCCTGCAAGGGCACTACACGCTCCAACCAGGCGATCGGCAGTCGTTCCGGATGCCCGACTACGCCACCCAGTTGTCGATCGCCTACCAGGGCGATGCCGAGATCTACGTCAGCTTCGAGTTTGACACCCAGTGGAAGTGACCATGACCGGAAGGCACGCCATGAACCAACCAACTGGCCCACCGACGCAGACTGAACCGGCTGCGATCGCCGAGGCAGTGCGCATCATCCTGATCGCCCTCGTCGGCGCCGGGTGGCTCACCCTCGACGACACGACCCTCGCCTCGATCGTGTCAGTGGTCGGCGTGCTGGCCTCGGTCGCCTTGACCTGGTGGACACGGCGAAAGGTCACCAGTCTCGCCGCCCCACGCGCCACCGACGGCACGCCGCTCGTGTCCGCCGAGCCACCGGCCCGGCCCGCCGAATAGCCCTCTGAGTGGCCCGGTGCGCTACCGCCGGGCACAGAAACGCCCCCGCCTGCCCTCCGGTTGTGTGCCTGTAACCGGACGCGGGCGGGGGCATTTCGTCATGTGCACGGGCAGGCCGTCGACCTGCGGCTCGTCACTGGGTAGCCGAGCCCGAACCTCAGATCAGCTGTGGTGCGGTGGCTCGTTCTGACTGGGCGGTCCAGGCGGTATGGGAGGCTGGGGCGGCTGGTTGGAGAACATTTTCCGTCGCAGGCTCTCGGGCGGCGGGTTGTCCCGGACGAACTCCGCGAACTGCTGGGCTTTACGAGCGCGTCGGTACTCGGCGTTGTCACGGTAGTAGCGGTTTGAGGCCGGTAGCCAGGAACACACAAGGCCTACAACGCATAGTGCACCGATGAGCACACTGAGCGCCTTGCGGTCGATTCCCCATTCTGGGTCGAGCAAGCCGAAAGGAACCAGGACGGCGTAGCAACCGGATATTATTGTGAAAAACACGCGCCAGCCGTTAGACCCGGAACGCACTTTCCAGCAGCCGAACAAAAAAATCGCAGCGAGGATCGCGCCGAAGATAAGGCTGGCAAGAATCGCGCCTTCGGATGCCATCGCACCGAGCAGCCAGAACAATACGGCGACTGCCGCCCATGTTCCGGCTGCAAGCTCCAAAACGGCAGGCCGGCGGGGCGCTTCACCGGAAGATGGAGCGCCATAAAAACCGCCTGGCTGCGATGGGTGCGGATATCCCTGGTTAGTCATCGACATTCTCCAGCCAGGTGTTGTCGGAAAAGTCGTCATCGTCGTCCCAGGATGGGGACGAATCGCGGTTCGGTCGTACCGGTTCCTGCGGCTGTTCAGGCTGGTCCTGGTGTTCAGAGGCGCGTTTCAGGCTCTGCTCAAGATCCTCTGAATCACGAATTGTCGCCTCACGGTAGCACTCTTCTTCGTCCCGCAGCTCGGAGGCGAGATTTGCGACTCGTTCATGTGCGCCGTTGACAATCGCCGCAACACGAGCCGGGTAGGAGTCCACGAAACTTCACCCTCTGCTTTGCATCAACTTCGGGAAGATTTTGGCACTGCCTTCATGTTGAGAACAGCGGCGGTACGTCCGCGAACGGGTTATCCGGAACGCACTCGGCTGCGCCGATGAACTCGTCCCACAGGCTCCGCAGATCTTCCTCCGTCTTGGCGCACACGATCTCGTTGAATTTGGTCAGCTTCGACTCGAATGCGGGAACAAATTTCTCGTCCAGGAGTTTTTTCGCCAGGTTAGCCGCTTCCGTGAGCATGTCCACGGCGCCGTCCGCATATTCTCCGACCACCGGGACGTAGGAAGCCGCGCCTTTGACAATGTCCCCAAATCCGTCCGTGACAGCGCCTACGGCGTCGTACATTGCGACGCCTGATTGGTGTCGTGCCATTTTGATGTGCTGCTGGACCGTGGGCGGTACTTGGCCGGCGCAGTCCACGCTGAACAGTTCAAGGGCGGACTGCGCGCAAAGCCGGATGATGGACTCCATCGCGCTCACGTGGTGCTCGACGTTGCGGCCGAACGTATTGACACCTTCCTGGAACGCATGGCCTGCTTCCAGGAACTTCGAGATGTGGTTCGTCGCGGCCACGGCGGCATCGCCACTCCAGGTTTCCACCAAGGCTCGGAACTCCGAATCGACCTCGGCGTAGGTGTTCTGCATGGCACTATAGGAGCCTTGGACCGTGCCGACGTCATGACGGAAGGCGCCAAAGTCGATGCCGAAAAACTTCCGGTACTGGCCGTAGATATCACGTTCGAGATCGAGTCCGGCCTTCGTCCAGTCGTTGTAGAGCGGCAGGAAGGCGTCAAAGAATCCAAGCCCCGAGATCCCGACGTTCAGCAACTCGTCGGACCGGCTCGCACCAGAGCTCGCCATCTGCGCCAGCTCACCCTTGGCGCCCTCGACGGTTCGTTTCGCCTCCGCAGCCCGGACCCCGTATTCCTTGATCGAAGGAAGTGCTTTTGCAGTTACATCTGCGTATTCTCGACTTGCGGTTATCGGATTAAGTCGGCCTGCAAATTCGACAGCCTTTTTGACTTCGTCCCATTCGCCCATGTTTCTTACTCCCCAGCCTGGACGGAACCGACACTGCGGGCGTTGTCCGCGTCGACTGAGCCGTACGTGTCCGCGGAGGCGCCCAACGCGTTTGCGATTCCTGCGACACGCAACGCGTAGTCACGAAGTCCTTTGCTCATGTCGATCATGAGTGCGCGGTACTGCTCGCCCGCATAATGGAACGGCTCGCCTACGTTCCCCCCGGACACGGTGCTACCTGCCACCTCGGCGGACTTGTCCTCCACCGGCCCCACCATTGCCTGGATTGAATTTCCCACCGCAGCGAGATCCTCGCTGCTGACACCGAAACCTGCCACTGGCTTCCGTTCCCTCCCCTGGGCGTCCAAGCCGACCGAGCCAGCGAACCACTGGACGGGGCGACGACAAGGGCACTCGCCCTTCCCCGCATATGTGATTTATGGCACGGCGACGGGGGCCTCCTGTCGTTTCTCTTCGGCGACCGTAGCAGTCAAAATGCATTGACTAGACCATTCGTGTGAGAGCGCGCTCGTGCCGACCGGATCGAACATGCCGGGCGCCGGGTGTCGATATGCTACCGCCCGGTCGGATGACGCCAGATGTCTTATGTGGAGCCGAGTAGGTGCCTGGGGTGGAGTGCAGTTTTTGGGAGTTCGGCGCGATCGTGCGCCACGAGAAGGCGCGTCACGATGCCGAGATGGACGCGTCTTCCGATGCGCGGCGCCGGTTCGAGGTCCCGGCATTCGTAGCCTCCCGCGACAGCGGGCTTGACCAGCCAGCCGATCCGCGGGCGAGGCTGGAAGCCGCCGAGGACAGTGCGCGGGCCAAGGGCTGGATCGAGCGCAGCGGCAAGCTGAACGATCAGTGGTTCGAGATCGTCTCCGCCCTGGTCTTCGGCCACTCCTTCGCCTACCTCTACCTCACCGAGCCGGGTAAGGCCGAGACCCGGGCAATGGTGACCGTGAATCACCTGGGATTCCGCATCGTCCTGCGCGGTGACCAGGTGTGGATCGACGAGGTCTCCCGGAAGGCGGCCGACAATGCATTGGTGGGGTGTCTGCCCGACGTGGCCCCGGCATCCGGTCGTGGCGTCACGGTTCCGACCAACATCCTGGCCGCAGCCGGTACCGACGCCGAAAACCACAAGGCCGACCAGGGTGACTGGGTCACCTACGAGCTTGGGCAGGCCGGTATCCGCACCGAAGACGCCCGCACGGTCGGCAAGCTCGCGAAACTGGCTGATCGCGTGATCGGACAGTTCAACGTCGGTATCCGCGAGTTCGACGGCCGCAGCCATCTTGCGCCGTGGGCGATCGTGACCCACCACTGTCCCTCTGGGCGAGTCGCGCAGATCCCACAGCCACCCCGAGGAGAACAGACCCGCGTTGAACCAGGCGCGGCTTCCGTGATCTCGGGCGCGCTGCGTTCGTATCGCGATGAACTCCGGAGGCAAGTCCGTGACCAGCGATAATTCCTGTACTCCTGTCGGCGGCGGGGTGCCGCTCGGCGTTTTGGGTAGTTCTACTCGACTTTGCCCACGACTACGGGCAGTTGTGCCAGGATCACGCCCGTAGGGGAGATCGGATACAGGAGGACAGCAGGCGTGAGCGAGCCCATGTCGCCGCAGCAAGGGGCCGCGATGCAGGCCGCCGGGATGGTGATGACGCCGTTCAACCCGGTCACCGGCGCCGCGATGATCGCAGCCGGCACCGTCAGCGGCCACCAGACCTTCGAAATCCAGCCCGAACAGTTGCCGCGCGTTCTTGCCGGACTCGACGAAGTCCGCGGCAAGTACGTTGAGGCGCAGCGGCTTGCAGTCCAGCTATCAGCCGTCACGCCCCCGTTCGCAGATGACACTACGGTCGCAGCGTTCAAGAAGATCCGCGAGCGTGCTCAAGGTGGTGAGGGCTGCCTGTACGACACTGCTCAGGGGATGATCGATTGGGTCGACGGTTTCAAAGCCGCAGTCCAGAAAGCGATCGAAGATCACCAGCGCATCGATGACGAAAACCGGATGGCCTGA